CCGCAGATGGGTGGCGCAGGATAAGGTCGATCAGTGGGTAGAGCGCGGTGCTAAAGTTGTTGAACGCAAAGGTACGGAGATGCCGCATGGCAGTTCAGCCGATGGCACAGTTCGTTCAAGAGAAATGGTTTTAATGGAGATCTCGCCTGAACTGGCTGAGTTTCGCCAAAAAATCCATGATCGGAAGACGGACGATAAACTTCAAGCCCGCGTCGAAGACTTAGAGCGGATTCAAGAGGGTCGTGAACGCGAGATCTACGATAATTTGAAGCGTGAGACTTCGTTGGATACGATACAATTGAAACAAGTTTCTAAGTTATTGGCACGGGGTGATTCGCCTAATGGTGGAGGGGCGGCTGGCGATTTACGCTATGGCGATCCCAAAGCCCGTCAAAATATGAAAATTACAGACCGACACGGCGAAATAACCTATTAATTAAACGGAACTTATTATGGCTAATACTGATATTGCTGCGGGGTTTCGGTGCTTTTCTACGATAAACCGCTCTCCGTCCCGTTATCAGCGGGATGCTGGCAGTTCTACGCCGATCTTCTCCGGTGACATTGTTGAGTTTGACGATGGCACCGATGGATATATCGGCGCTGCGGCTGCTGGTGAAACAGATCTGTTGGGCGTGTCTGATGACTTTGCTACCGGTTCGGCGGCTAAAGATCCGATCATGGTTTATGATGATCCCGATCAGAAGTTCGTAGGGCAGGATGATGGTGACAGCACGACCTCTGCATTGACTCATGTGAATAATCTCTGCAATCATATTGCAGGGAGCGGCAGCTTGACTACGCTTCTTTCCGGTCACGAAATAGACATTAGTAATGTGGGCACTAGTACTGCTGGTTTGCGGCTACTGGAGTTCGTGCAGCGCGAAGATAATGCGATTGGTGCCAATGCAGAGTGGATCTGTCTCGTTCACGAACATCTGTTTTCTGGCACTGGAGGAGCTTAAATCATGGCTAGCATACATCGCACTTCTAATTGGCCCCATCACACTACCTTGCGTGATATTGATATGGTGGTGTTCCATGAGTGGGAAGAGCGCCCGTCTGTTGGACGACAGGTGTTTACCGTTAAGGAATCCTCGCAGTATCAAGAGGATACCCTGACTGCTGGCGGCATCGGCATTATGGAGCAACTGCAAGAGGGCGAAGCCCTTTCGTATGTGGCGACTAATGAAGGTTTCCGGCAGACCTTTACGCACCTTGACTACGGTAATGCTTTTCGTGTGACCCGTAGGATGCTGCGTGAAGACCTCTATGGCACGATGGAAGAGTTGGCGGTAGAGTTGTCGGGAGCGGCTTCCGCTACCGAAGAAACGCTACTGGCTAATCACTTCAATCGCGCCTTCAATAGCAGTTATACCGGTCCCGATGGCTTGGAGCTTTGCTCTACGGCCCACCTTAGGGAAAACGGTGGCACCTATGCCAATGAGTTGTCTACCAGCGCCGATCTCTCGCAGACCTCGCTGGAACAGGCACTTATCGACTTTGCGGATTTTCGCACGGGCGGCGGTCGTAGGCTGGTCATTGAGCCGGAGACACTGTTGATTCCGCCGGATCTGCGTTTTGTTGCTCATCGCCTCTTAGCGTCTACGCTACAGAGTTCCGACAGCACCAATGCCGTGAACGCGATACAGGGTCTTCTCAATCCGATGGTGTGGTATTATCTCACCAATTCCGATGATTGGTTTGTCTTGGCTTCTAAGTCGAATCATAAGATGTGCCTTTATGACCGCGAGTCATTCTGGACAGATTATGAATATGATTTTGACAGCAAGGATTATAAGATCAGCGGTATGTTCGCACAGTCCTCCGGTTGGGCCGATCCGCGCGGCGTGTTCGGTTCGCCGGGAAGCTGAGAAGTAAAAGCAAGCGCAATGGTGCGCGGGGGGAGTAGCGGGGTAGGATGGATGGCTATCCTACTGTCAACTGCCAAACCCCCGGCTTTACGAAAGGAAAGAAGTAATGGCTGATTTAGGATATCAAGATGGTAAGTGGGTCAACTTTGACAAGCCGGGAGGTTCGGTCTTTTTCGTGTCCGGCGGCACTGCTGCCCTAGATGGAGCAGGGGGTTCTAATACCTTTAGGGGATTAGATCCAAAGCACCCGCTCTCCACGATACAGCACGGTTTGGATAAGTGTACGGCAGGGCGCGGTGATACTGTAGTAATCACACCGGGAAGCATTACGATCACGGCAGCACTTACGATGAGTATTGCAGATGTGACGCTTACCGGTGTAAGTGGTGGATCGGTGATTAATCCATCGGCTATTGTCGTGGGCCTATCGTCTACTGGCGATGGCATTAATGTTAGTGCCGCTAATGTAATAATCGAAGATCTGCATTTTCCTGCATCGACAGCCGCCTGCACTTCGCGTGTAGATGCGGGGGCGGCTGGCCTGACGGTTCGCAACTGCACCTTTGAGTGTGGAGCTACCGACTTGGAAACGATCACGGTCCCGGCAGCGGGTTTGCATACGCATATCCAAGGGAATCGTTTCTACGTTACAGCCAATGGTCCCGATGCGGCTATTGAGATCGAAGCGGCAGCGGCTCATTATATTGTCATCGAAGATAATGAGTTCAATGGCATGAACGATACGAACGGTTGGGATGTAGGCGCGATCAATTCGGGTGTTGCGCATCTTTCTTGCTTGGTGCGGCGTAATACCAATAGTTTTGGTCCGGCGATCATCTTTTCTGCGGCGGCTACGGGCATGATCTCTGACAACGACATGGGCGAAGGCACTCTTGGTTCGATGCTCGACCCCGGCAGTTGTATGTGTAGCCGGAATTTTGAAGCCGATGCCATTGATCAAAAAGCGCGGGAGTTTCCGACTACGGCTGCTTCTTAGTCTTAGTGTGGTATCTCACAAGTGGGGGGTGGGGCTAACCCCACCCCTCTTTTTTCATAGGATATGTTATGAACGAAGCCGCACAAGCCGCATTGGAAAAAGCGGCAAGCAAGAATCTCACTAGAGATCAGTGCTATGCCTTTGTCATTGATGAAGATAAGTCGGTAGATAGGGTTGAGTTTAGGGCCGCATTGGATAAGATAAATCAACCTCCGACAGAAGAAGTGGTTGAAGAGAAGCCCAAGGCGAAGCCTGCACCCAAATTCAAGGCCAAGGCAAAAGTCAAGAGGTGAAGGTCAATCTCCGTATCATCACAAGAGATCAGCCTTCGGAGAAATGTCGTATGTCAATCGGGGCGTTGCAAGACACTTACCCCGATTGGCATTGCGGCAGGATTCGCAATAAGTATTCGGTAGAGCAGGCGCGCAATAGGGCTGTATCCGAAGCGAGAGAACACGGTGTAGATTGGCTCATCATGGTCGATGATGATATCACCGTTCCCTCTTGGTTGGGGGCTTTAACTGAAGTTGATGCGCCTATTGTGGGAGGTATCGTTCCCACATGGCGCGATGGATTGATCTTCTTCAATGCCTTTCAGATGGAAGAAGATAAGAAATCGCTTTATAGCGTGATGCCTTTGGGAGAGGGTGTGGAAGAAGTCTATGCGGTAGGGACCGCTATCTTAGCGATAAATCGGGAGATCTTGGATTTCGTAGCGTCCGATCCTCTCTTTGAGTTCGATATGGACGCACAAGGCGTTCCCCGGCATATTTTCTGTGGCGAAGACATGTATTTCTGTCGTAAGATGCAAGAACAAGGGTTTCCTATCATGGTCGAACATTCTGTGCAGGGAGAGCATACTACGGCTATTCCTCTACTTGAAACGATCAAAGCGGGGAACGATAATGCACATACCGATCCCAATCATTGCTTCCCATCTATGTTCAGATTTGATATCAGCCATCTTTCGTCGGACTTTCCCGCAGACGCCTACTTCAGTCGCCGGATGGCTGGTGTAAGCTGATGTTTTAGCTTTACTTAATAAAAGAGATGGTTTTCCTAATGAAAAGTTGTTACATTTATGGCAAGAAACAACTTATGAGGTCATCTTAGACTCAACCGCTACTGAACTATACAACAGCCTTATGGCTCGTTGTTCACTTATTACCCTAAGTTGCTGATCGGTGACTTACCAAGGCGAAAGGTAGAACATGGCTGCTCCTACCGCTAC